CAGTCGTAACCCGTCTGAATAACACGTAAGGAGATACGTTACATGGCTAGTCCGATGAACAGTGCAAGTTTTGGTGATTTACTCGATAAGCGAGTGACCAAACTCTTCACCGACAAGTACAAGCAGCTCAAGGATCGGGTGCCGGATTTCTACAACATGCAGTCGTCCAGCGACTCGTTTGAGCGTTCGTCAGAGATCGGGGCCTTGCCGGACTTTACCGAGTTCGGCGGCACGGTCGGCTACCAGAGCCAGGCCCAGGGCTACGATGTCACGGCCACGCACAAGGAGTTTGTGAATGGCTTCCAGATTACCCGTGACCTGTACGACGATGACCGGCACGGTGTCTGGGAGCGCAAGCCCCAGGCCTTGGCTGAATCATGGATGCGGACACGGCAGAAGTACGGCGCTCGTGTGTTCAATAACGCATTCAGCAACGATACCTACTTCTACAACCACAGTGAGGGCGTGTCGTTGTGCAACGATTCGCACACGACCACGTCAGGAGCCTCGACAAGCGTTGGCTTTGACAACAAAGTGACTTCGTCCTTGACGGCGACGGCGGTGGAAGCGGCCCGGATTCAGTTCCGTGGCTTTCGTGGGGACCAGGCCGAGCGCATTTCCACGATGCCAGACATGCTCTTGATCCCGGTCAATCTCTATGGCCGTGCCTACGAAATTACCGCCTCCAGCGGCAAGGTCGAGACGGCGAACAATGACGCGAACGTGCACAAAGGTCAGTACACGGTCGTGGACTGGGAATATCTCACTGATAGCAATGACTGGTTCATGATCGACGGCAGCGCGATGAAGGACAACCTGTATTGGTTTGACCGGATCAAGCTGGAATTCGGCATGGCGGAGGAACTTGATACGCTCGTGGCCAAGTGGCGTGCGTATGCGCGGTTCTCCAACATGTATCGTGACTGGCGCTGGATTCTTGGAAGTGCTGTTTCGTAATGAGAAAGTCTACGCCATATAGGAAGATTTCTGACGCAGACCTTGGGTACCTCGCCGGTATTTTAGACGGAGAGGGTCATCTTGGGATCGTTAGAAGGCGTAGAACTTGGGCTGATGGACAAGGGGTGTTTCTACGGCCTGTCGTGCAAATCGGTCAGGCGAAGAGGGGGCTCCTTGACCATATCGCGAATGTTGTTGGTGCCGGATGCCTGGCAATCCATGGGAACCGGATATTTTACAACTTGCGATTCTACCCAGGAACTTTACGCTGGTTGCTCCCGCAACTGCTTCCACATCTTGTCGTGAAACGGCGGCAAGCTGAAATTCTCATTAAGTTTCTTGACGAGTGTAAATACCACGGGAAGAAGCTGAATGCAGAACAGCTACTGCGCAGAGAGCTTCTCGCTGAAGAGGTACGCCGTCTGAATGAGAAACCAGCCGCACAACGACGGAGAGAAATGGCGTCAGTCTCCTAATTGATCGGGTCAGGGAAGTGACTAACCTGACCACTGGAGTGGCATGAAGAAGAAGAAAAAGAAACGAGGCTGCTAATGGCCAGTAATTATCACCGCTACCACCCTGAAGCGAAGCGCGAGGCGGGCAATGGGCCTGGCCTGCCCAAGGCAGGATCTGCGCCAGCAATGGTCGAGAAGGCAGGCCCGTTCACGGGTTGCCCTGGTCCGTGTCAGCCGAAGAACCGTTCGATGGGTGTCAAGAAAGTGAAGCAATACGCGAACTGTGACGGGATCTAAGTCATGAAGGAGCCACTATGTCATTTCTAACAAGATGGGGTGGGGTGTTTGGCAGTATCCCGCTCTTTACGGGGCGTATCTTCTTTGTCGCCCCCACGTCCTATACCTTTGAGGGGAACTCGTACACGTCGTCGGATAATAACGACGGCCTTTCCCCGAATCGTGCGTTGAACACCATCAATCAGTTCGTGACGCTGGCCACGGCAGATGCGGGAGATGTCTGCATTCTCTTGCCGGGGTCGTACACGTTCACGGCCACACAGACCATCTCCAAGGCTGGACTCAGGATTTGGGGTGTCCCTGGTGGCGATATCGAGCAGTTTGAGCATGGCACGCGAACCACGGTGTATCCAGCGTCGGTCACGACTTCTGCCACGGCTGACATCTTCACTGTGACGGCGGCAAGAACGGAAATTGCCTACATGCACCTGGTTCCGGTGGCTGGTCAGGCCGGAATCAATATTGCGGCCAATGACCCGAACTTCCACGACCTTACTTGGAACATGACCACGGCGGCGAACACCGCCACATTCGGAATCAGCGTCACAGGCGCGACGGCGCGACCGCGATTCGCCAATAACTATGTCTATGCGTCTGACAACCAGGGTCCGTTCCTGCGGTGCGCGTCAGCCGCTGCTGGCATGGATGGCGGGGCGCTACTCCGATCCCGCATCATTCTCGCAGGCACCACTGCCTGGGATGATGTGGTGGAGATCACGACCGGCGTGGACAACTTTGAAGTCTGCGATGTGGACTTCACCTGTTCGTCTGGCGGGTTAATCACGAACTGCATCAATATCACGGGGAACACCAACGATCATGGCGTGATCGTGCGTCGGTGTCTACACCCCGTTGGCACGACACTGACGACGGCGACAGCCACGTCAGACATTGTGCTCTGTAACAACTACATTGCGACCATCCGTGGCGGCACGGGCGGAACGCTCACAACCGGCTAAAGGAGATCATGCAGCACACCAGCGACACACATCATGCACCTGGCACTGTCATTGTCCCCGCGTCTTCTCTGGCTCGGTATTCCGAGTTTTGGCTGGCGCTTGAACGTCTGACGGTGCCGTATGGCACTCGGCTGGTGTGCATGCGTGGGGCCGATATCCCGTACCAGTTCAATGAAGGTATCCGTCACAGCGACGGAGACTGGTGCTGGTTTCTGGGAGATGACCATACGTTTGACCCGGACATCCTCATGCGTTTGCTAGACCGTGAAAAGGACGTGGTCATGCCGGTTGTGCCTCGGCGTGATCCGCCCTTTGTCCCCGTACTGATGCACGGCCCGCTCGGAACGCATATGGCCCGCTACAACTGGTCCGAACTGCCGCTCACAGGTCTGTTCCAACTGCCTGTGGGCGACAGCGCGGGGCAGGCTGGGGCCTTAGTAAAAAAGACGGTTCTCGATCAACTGGGTGACCCGTGGTTTGAAGGCGGCAAGCTCACGCCAGGACGGTTGATGGAAGATATGTACTTTATCAAGCGCCTGCACGACTTGCATATCCCGATCTTCATTGATTGCGACTTGACGATGGGGCATATCGCCAACATCACTGTCAAGCCGATGGTGCATCAGGGGCGATGGTATCCAGGTTATCACGGGCCCGCAGGACCTGTGCTCTGGGATGAACCGGACTTTCATTACCTGCCAGCGGGGACGCGCATTGTCTAATACGGTTGCCCCATCCGCCATCATTGGACACGGCAGCATCGTCTGGCATGGAGCCACCGTCTGTGACGGGGCGCAGGTTGGGGACAATGCCGTAATTGGGTCCAACGCCTATGTCGGCAAACGGACCAAGATCGGTAACCACACCCGCATCCAGCACGGAGCCTTTCTTCCGAACGACACCGTGATCGGGGCGCATGTGTTTATTGGCCCGAACGTCACTATGACTGACGATAAATACCCCAAGGCGGGCAATCATGCCTACCGGCCTGAGCCGCCTGTTCTGCGCGATTATTGCTCGATTGGCGCAGGGGCCGTGATCCTTCCTGGGATCACGATTGGGGAAGGGGCCGTAGTCGGAGCCGGGGCTGTAGTCACTCAGGACGTGGCTGCGAATAGCACCGTGATTGGTTGTCCTGCGCGTCTGTTGACGCATGACTCAACAAAGGAGAACGTATGAAACCACTCGACCGTGTGCTGCTCAAGCCAGAACAGATCCAAGACCTGAAGGACGAGGCCGCGCAAATCGACTCGGCCCTCTCCCCGTCCAACCCGTTTCGCGGCAAGATCAGCAAGCCGCAACTGATGCACCAACGGCGCAAGGCCATTGATAAGCAGCTTGAGAATGATGCCGCTGAACCCTTGCCTGGG